AGTAGCAGACGATGATTTATTTGGATATCTAGCACAAGGCTATATGTACGCAGAGGCTAGGCAAAAACCTTTTGGTGGGTGGATTGTTATTAACAAATCTACAGGAGAATGGGTACTAACAGAAGCACCAATAGCTGATGATGAATACAAAGAGAAAGCAATTAGCGATATTGATAATAATATTAGAGCTATAACTTTAGACAAAGAATTTAAAAGATGTTTTAAAGATGAAGATGAGTACTTTAGAAAGAACAAGACAGGCAATAAAATTCTAGGTACGGCATGTAGTTTCTGCCCTTACAAGTTTCCTTGTTGGGGAGAAAACTTGCAGATGCTGCCACAACAGCAATCGCAAGCAAAAAACCCTAAGTGGGTTTGGTACACAGAGGTCAATAATCCAAGGGTAGATGATGGCTTCTAGTGTACGCAGTAGAAAAGCCAAGGGGCGAAGGCTTCAAAACTGGGTTAGGGACGCACTGCTAGGTGCGTTCCCTAGCTTAAAAGTAGACACAGATGTATGGTGTGCTATCATGGGAGAATCTGGCATAGACATCAAACTATCTGAAAAAGCCCAAAAGCTATTCCCATTCTCTATTGAATGTAAGAATAAAGAAACATGGAAAGGATTGTATGATTCTTATGATCAATCTATTTCTAATGCTAACTTAGAACCTGCTGTAGTATTAAAGATGAATGGCAGGAAACCCCTTATTGTACTTGACTGTATGTCGTTTATAGGTATAATAAAACAAAACAACAAAGGAGAATAATATGGTTACATTTTATAATGAAATAAAAGACGAAGACATAGAACTTATGGCAGAAAAATTAGAAGAGGAACAGCAGGCTGCTATTCATAATCTTCAAGCTAAAAGAAAAAAATTAATAGAGACTGGAGTTCCTGAAGACGATGATAATATAAAAGGTTTAGATGAATTAATAGGAAATATATAATGTCAGACAATAAAGTAAGCCTATTTGATTCCGTATCTGTAGTAATTACCCCACATGAAAAAGGATTTACTTGTGGTATTATAGATCCTAAACCACCAACAGACAGAGATCTTTGTTCTTACATAGCTAAAGGAATAGTTAGGTTTATAACTACAAATGCTGACATAATATATGAAGAGGGCATGCAAGGATTTTATGACGATGATGTGGAAGATAATAGAAGTAATGGAAGTGATAACGTAATTGATCTTTTCAATTTTAAAAAAGGAGACTTAAATTAATGACAACACACTTAGTAATAGGAGACCCCCATTGTACACCTCATGCTAGTAATGAAAGATTTACCTGGGCAGGCAGAATGGCAAAAGACTTAAAGGTAGATAAGGTTATTTGTATGGGAGACTTTGCAAGTATGGATTCTATGTCTAGCTATGACAAAAAGAAAAAATCATTTGAGGGTAGAAGATATAAGAAAGATATAGAGCATGCACATGATGCACTACAAAAGTTTAATGATGGTATAGGCAAGCATGATGCTGAGATGCATATGTTGCTAGGCAATCATGAAGATCGTATACTTCGTATGGTAGAAGATAACCCAGAGCTTGAAGGGCACATGACTATAGAAGATCTAAAGTATCCAGAGTATGGCTGGCATACATATGATTATAGATATCCTGCAGTCATAGATGGTGTATACTACTCACACAACTTTCCTAGTGGAGTTATGGGTACGGCTATATCAGGTGAGAACATGGCTAGAGCATTAGTGAATAAGAATAAAGTATCATCTACTGTTGGGCATTCTCATCTACTAGACTATGCCATTGCATCTAAACCATCTGGTAAAAAAATTATGGGATTATCTGCAGGTTGCTACTTGACACACAAAGAAGCATATGCATATAATACACAGAGACTATGGTGGAGTGGACTTATAGTGAAACGTAATGTAAAAGGTGGAGAGTATGATATTGAAACTGTTAACGTACAGGAGGTAAAGAAAAGATATGGCAGATGATGTAAATTTTCCACAGCATTATAGACAATCTAATACAGAAACTATTGAATTAATTAGAGAGTCAATGACTACCGAAGAGTTCCATGGATATCTAAAAGGTGCATGTATGAAATATATGGCTAGATATAAGTACAAAGGCCAACCTGTACAAGATTTAGAAAAAGCTCAATGGTATTTAAATAGATTAATAGTTGAAGTGCTAGAAGTAGAAACAGAAAGAGAGGCAGAATAGTGATGCAGCCTATACACAAACATTTACTTATATTTGCAAAAGTAAATAAATTTCCAAATGAGAAAGAAGAAAAAGTAGTAACTGACTTTATGGAAAAATTAGTTGAAAAGATAAACATGAAACTTATAGCTGGACCCATTGCAAAGTATGTATCAGATCAAGGCAATATAGGATGGACATCTGCACTACTATTAAGTACAAGCCATGCGGCTATGCACATATGGAATGAGTGGGGTACTATGCAACTTGATGTGTACTCTTGTAAAGAGTTTGATGAACGTTTAGTAATTGCCTTTTTAAAAGAAACATTTGATGCAACTATTATCAAACACAGAATTATTAACAGAGATGGAGGGTTAAATGATGAAGAGGGATTAAAAATAACAGAATTCAAATAAAGGCACCAAACTTGCACATACAAGAGAATGTGGGCCTTTATGCTACCCAAGTATCAACTAAGGTATAATCGTTTAAGTTTACTATATCTAAGAAAGAAAAATTTTAATTAAAGGAGAATAAAATGGCAGAACAAACTACAGAAGAGCAAATGCAAGAGGCTAATAGATTAGCAGACAAGCAGTACATAATATCGGCATCTCAAGTACAAAGTATACTAAGATATCTATTTACTAGACCATATGGAGAAGTAGTGCAAGGTATTGAAGTATTATCAAGAGGACTAAAAGAATTAGATCCAAACATTAAGGCTGATTTTGTAGCAAAGAATACAGATGGTAAAAAGTAAATCACATCTGTTTGGAATGAATATCCATTTGACTGGTTCAAATGAGATAGCAATCAACCTAGATTACCCAGAGCCAAGTGTTGTGCAGCAGGAACTAAATAATATAGAAGAAAGGTTTCATGCCAATATTTTATCTGCGGTAATCAGGCATTGTAAAAGCAATGCTGAAAAACTTAATTACGAAATAAAAGATTTAATAGAAAGGTTATAATGGATAACGTGGCTAGAATAGAAGTACCAAATAGAATGAGAAGCAATACAGTCCGTATGGATATTGACGATCGAAGAGTAATAGCAATAGTAGATTATACCATGAATGCAGATGGCATCACGCCTATGGCTATATGGGTTAAGATACGACCAAATGAAAGCACTCTGGATAGAGAGCTTAGAGCATCTGGAAAGGCAGTATCTTTACTGTTGCAATATGGGTGTAGTTTAAAAGAGATAGCAGAAACTTTTACTAAAGACTCTATCATAGGTGCTGCTGTAACTTATATACAAAAAAATATAGAAAGTATATTAGCAGGTGAGGAACTAGAAGGTAAGGTTCCTAGATTAAGTACCGATCCGTATAAAATTAAGTAGATAAATCTTCTCTAGCTCTCTGGCTATTTAAATATTGATCAAGTGATTGAAAGTCAGAGGCTGGACCCTCAAAAAATTTATCTCTAAGAATCTCCATTTCTTCATCAGAATATTTTGGTGCTTGTGCTACAATCATAGTAGCTGATTCTTTATCACCAAGCCTAGACATTAAACCTTGTAATGCTTCATTATTAATGACAGTAAATTTACCTTTTCCCGTAGGTATTATCATTTCAGGACCCTTTTCTCCAACAACTAATGGGCCATCTATCGTTGCATCGGTAAGTCCTTCTGCAGCATAGGTAATAGGCCTTGCTCCTAAACCTTGAGGAACATCTTTAGCTACTACATTACCTGTTTGTTTATTATCTGTAGTTTCTGCAGAAGATTTAATAGTTTGATTTCTTTCTGCTGTCATAGGTGCAGATTTTTCTAATGTTTGTGCTGCAATTAAAGTAGAATCTACAAGATAATCAGGTTGTTCCATATTAACAAGAGCAGGAGTTGCTTCTTGTTTTGGAGCAGTAGCCATTATATTTTTTCCTGGAGTCATAATTGCTTCGGTAACAGGCGATGGAGTTAGGCTTTTATCTAAATCTCTTTGCTTGTATATTTTTTTTGGTGCTAATGTGTCTACCATATCTTCTCCTAGTTAAGTAACGGATTATTCTGTTCCGCTTTTATTTCTTCTATTTTTGCATCAAGGTATTCTAAAGCAGCCCCATTAATTTTTATATCACCTTTAATGGCTTCTATTTCTTTAATGATATCTGATAGATCTACTTCTTGATTTATTACAAATTCTTTATCTTCTAGCTGTGCTATACGATTATTAAACTCACCCCAAGCCATAAAACCTCCACCAATGGCACCAATAACGCCCACGAGTGCGGCATAGCTAGCTAGTTTATTGAATATTCCTTGCATTTAATAACTCCTTTAATTTTTTATATGCTTGATTTGTTTTTTGTTTTGCATTGTTTACTTTAATTTGATGTTTCACCACAGGATCTGTACCTGCTATACTTACTTGTGTAACATAAATAGGTTTGCTATAGCTATCAAGACTAGCCTGTAGAAAAAAATCTTGATTGCCTGATGGTAATTGTTTAGCATTAAATAATGCCATATTAGTATTAAAATATGATGACATATCAGGCTCTTGAGATATCATTTCTCTACTAACTACTTCATTTATAACTGTTAATGTTGCGTCTATTTGTTGTGCAACATTTTTTATTTTACCTTGTATAGCCTGTTCAATCTTTGCAACCTTAATATCTAGATCAACTTCCACGTCTCCTTTAGGTTCTGCTTTAATTGGTTCCTCGATTGCTTCTTCTTGTTCGGCAACTTCTGTTGCTGGTTCTGGTTCGTTTGCAATAGGCTCTTCGCTACTGGGTTGCTCTTCAATTTCACTTGCTATCTCTTCTGTTGGTTCTTCTTCAATAACTTCTTCAGCCACTTCAACAAACTTCTCATCGGCATCCAGGGTTTCAGTTCCTTCTGTGAGTTCTATATCTGTTCCTGTTTCCACAGGATCTTCAATAATGTTGGCATCTACAATCTCCTCAAAATATTCTTCAACTTCTTCTATAAACTCTTCTTGCATTTCATCTGTAAACTCTTCAACAAACATTGTTTCGGGTACAGCTTCATACACTTCTTCAATAATAGGCATATCTTCAAACACTTCTACTGATGGCAGTTCATCAAACATTTCTATCTCTTCTACCAACATAATATCTTCTGGAAAAAAGACTTCCAATTCAGGCTCTTCGTAATAGTCAGTCTGAAAGTAATCTTCTTCAAAAAAAAATTCATCAAGTGCTAATATTTCAAATGTATCTTCTTCTATTATAATCTCATCTTCAAAGATATCATTAAACTCATAGTCTATCTCCACATACTCAGGTAAAAATGTATCTTCTGGCACTTCAAAGTCAACTATAATAGTATCTATCTCTTCAATAATATCCTGAACATCTTCTATCTCTTCCTGACCTGGACATGTTGGTGGTGTCTGTTGCCAACAATATGTTATCTCACTTATAGTAGTACTAGATAAAGCGGTATAGTCTATTCTAGCTGATGGGTCTCGCACATCCACGCCTGCATGTCCTCCATTGTAACCTGCTTGATTGTCGTTTACAATATCAAAATCAAACCTATAGGTTGCGGTGCCGTGTGTCATATTGGCATCAGGATTAACTACTAAAGTATTACCATATGGATTTACCTGATAGCTAGAGTTTGTAGTGTCTTCAAAAGTTGTGCTTTGTGTTGTGGTATCGATACCATTACTAATAGATTGTGTCATTGTAACAGTAGATTCAACCTGATTCCACCACCTGATATTAGCTGTAAAGTTTGAAGTAAAACCTAGTTTTAGTTCTTCTAGTGAAACATAATCTTCTGAGTCTATTGAAGTTTCTGCATACTTGCCATCTTTGCCAGTCAACCAAGTTGAGTGATTAAGATCAGAATTATCTGGAAACATAGTACCATTCCAAGTGCCATCAGCAAAATCTTGGCTTATCAAGTTATTACTAGTAACAGGATTGCCTGTTGTCACAGTAGTTACTGTGGTAAAATCTCCCACATTGGGCGTGTCAGGTATGACTACAACAGTATCAGCACTAATCGTTACCGAGTTTAATACGATTGCCGTTACCGTCAGTAATAATTTGTTCATCTGGGTTAGCCTCTTGTTCTAATTCTATTGCAATTTTATTAACAACTCTTTGCATATAATTAAGAGCCTTAGTGTATTCTTCATAGTCTGGTCTTTGCTGATCATATTTATTCCATTCAGCTAGAGCATCAGCTCCAATTTTTCCTTGAAATGGGCACGGTGTGCCAGCCATTACCATACTTTGAAATACTCTTGCGTCTTGGCATAAGATAGCTACAGCACTAACCTTCATGTTAAAATCAAAAAGAAGTTTTGCTAACTTCATACGTTCACAATTCATATCACGTTTGGTAATGCCAATACTGCCACCTATTAATGGTTTTTGTATTCCTATACCAACACCAACAGTACACAAATCTTGAGACATAGCAGAGATACCAGGGGCTGATGCTGATGGTACAGTTCTAGTGTCTCCTGTATACGAGTTGTTATTGTTGTTGGTTGTATTGGTTGTACTTGTAGTTTGAGAAGATCCGGTTTGATAGTTTGTTGTGGCTTCACTGTGGTATCCTCCTGTAATGGCGGTATTGCTTGATGATGATCCAGAGGTG